GCCCAAGGCGACCGCGTATCGGAGTATATGTCCTTCCAGCTTATGGAGGAAATGCCCGAGTGGCAGGACGAAACCGACGCGCTCCTTCTCCACCTTCCCGCTGCTGGCATGGCGTTTCGCCAGATCACATGGGACGCGCCCCACGCTCGCCCCAAGTCCGAGTTCATCAGCGCCAAGAACCTGATCGTCAACCAGTCCTGTCAGGACTTGCAGACGGTCCCGCTGTTCACCAAGGTCTTCACCCGCTACCCCCACCAGATCGTTGAGAGGCAGCGTCGGGGCCAATGGCGGGACGTAACGATCCAATGGGACGGCGAGGACGAAGAACAGCCTCAGGACATGATGGAATGCCACGTCAGGCTTGACCTTGACGAGGATGGATACGCCGAGCCCTACGTCGTCACGATCCACAAGACCTCCGAGGAGGTGCTGTGCATCAACGCGGGCTTCTGGCCCAACGACATCATGCGGAACGCGCGGGGCGAGGTTACGTGCGTCTATCGCAAGCTGCTGATCCAAGAGTATCGGTTCTTCCCCGATCCGGAAGGCGGCTTCTACGGGCTGGGCTTTGGGCGTCTGCTGGCGGCCCACAACGACATCATCAACACCATCATCAACCAGTTGCTTGACGCGGCGACCCTGCAAAACGCGGGCGGCGGGTTCATCGGCAATGGTGTTCGGCTGAACGGCGGACGTATCGAGCAAGCGCCCGGCGAATGGCGCATGATCAACGACACGGGACAGAGCCTGAAGGACAACATCGTCCCCATGCCCGTCCCGAGCCCGTCAGCGGCCATGTTCCAGATGCTCGGCCTGATGATCGACTCCGGCAAGGAGGTCGCTGGCATCAAGGACGTGCTGAGCGGGGAAGCCCCGGCCAACCAACCGGCAACGACCACGCTGGCGCTGATTGAACAAGGCCTGACGGGTTACACGGCGGTTACCAAGCGGGTTTACCGCTCGCTCAAGGGCGAATTCGACATCATCTTTGACCTCAACGCGGCGTTCCTCTCCCAAGAGGAATACGCGCGGGTTGTCGATGATCCACGCGCTGATGTTCGCGCTGACTTCAACCGCAAGAATGTCGATGTTCGACCCGCTGCCGATCCGTCCAGCACGACGGCCCCGCAACGGCTGGGCAAGGCACAGTTCCTGTGGGCCACGTTCAACGGCGACCCGATGATTGATCAGGTCGAGCTTCGCAAGCGCGTGCTGGATGCGGGCCATATCGAAGACATTGAGAAGCTGATGGCCAAGCCCGATCCCATGCGGGAGAAAATGGGTCAGGAGGTCGCCGGTATGGAGATCGCCCAGAAGCACGAAGACATTGAGAACAAGAAGGCCGACACGACCTTGAAGCTTGCCCAAGCTGAAAAGGCCAAGGCCGAAACCACAGCCAAGAGCATAGAGGTTGAGCCCACCAAGCGGGCGCTGGCCAGAGAGGACATGGATGCCGACTTCCAACACGCCGGAATTGTCTCAGGAGGCATGGGAGGCATGGAGGGCGAACGCGGTGACGGAGCGGGTGTTCCGGGTGCTGGCGGCCCACTCCAAGGCCCTGGAGGCCCAATGGAAGGACCGGGCGTTCTCCAACCCGGAGCAGGCCCTTACTCTGCCGATGCAGGTGGTGAGGGCGGGGGCGCAGGCGATGTCGGACCTGTCATGCCTGACACTGGAAACCTTCCGCAAGTATGAGCAGACCGATGGGCGCTGATGTTGTCACGCTGCGGACCGTCGATAAGCCAGCGACCGCCGTTGATGATGCTGTCGTTGAAAAGCTCACCGAGTTTCTGGGTCGCGCCAAGAACGGAGAGTTCAACGGCGTGGCGCTTCTGACTGTTGAGGCGGACGGCGCTGGCTCTGTTGTTTCGGTCGGAACGACTTGGGCGGGTCAAGGCGTCGAGCAAAACGTTCACGCGGTCATTGGGGGCATCGAGGTCCTCAAAGAGCGCTGGATGAGAGACCGAGTTCAATTCCTAACCTGAGAGCATCATGAACCAAGCAATTCCCCTCATCACCCCCGTTCCCCGCAAGCACACCGGCGAGGACATCCGAGCCCAGCTTGCCGCCGCTGATGCAGCCGCAGGAACCGGCCTCAACACGTCGGGCATCAAGCCTGTTGACCTCAACGTGCTGGTTCGCATGGACCCCGTGAAGGAAAAGACCTCGGGCGGCGTCATCCTGCCCGAAGCCCACGCCGACCTTGCCGCCCAGCGCGATATCGAGGTGACGTTCATTGAGGCGGGCAAGTCCTGTTTCAAGGACTGGGAAGCCGGTTGCAGGCCCGAACCCGGCGACCGCGTGATTATCAGCCGCCACGCCGGAATGGAGGTCAAGGGCCGCACTGACGGACAGACCTACCGCATCCTGTCTGACGTGGACGTGCGCGCGATTATCAAGGGAGACCAAGCATGACCGACGCACAGCCCGACACCACCGACCACGCCGCACTTGCCGCTGAGCTTACGTCCCGCTCGCAGGATGAGGGCGGCGACGCCCCCGCTGGTGAATCCCCCCGCGAAGCCGAGGCCCGCAAGCACGGGTGGATGAGCCCCGAGGAGCGCGAGGCCGATCCGAAATACGCGGGCCAGAAGCACCGCACCGCCGATGAGTTCCTCGAAATCATGGAGGATCGCCCGGCGGTCCACAAGGAGCGTAACAAGGCGCTACAGGCCAAGCTCGACAACATCGAGCGCACCACGTCCGTGGCTATCCAGCGTATCGAGGCCAAGCTTCGCGCGGAATACGACGCCAAGTTCGAACAGCGTCTTGAGGAAGCCACCCTTCAAGGCGACACGGCGGCGGTCAAGAAGCTGGTCAAGGAGCGCGAGAGCGAAGGCCAGACCGATAACCCGACCGGAGCCCCGCCCGAGGTTGAGGCGTGGGTGTCCAAGAACCAGTGGTTCAAGGATGACCGCGACCTGTTCGAAGAGGCCGTGCTGATCGACAACCGACTGCAACGCGCTCACCCGGCCATGTCTATCTCCGACCGGCTTGAGAAGGTCCGCGAGGAAGTCGCCAAGCGCAACCCCGACAAGTTCGGCGCGAAGGCCAACGACCGCCCCGCCGCTACGAACCTGTCCGATGGCGCACGCCTTGCGCCCAGAACCAGCAACCTTGCCGACAAGCTCCCCGCTGTAGCCCGCCAGATCGCCGACAAGCTGATCAAGGATGGCGCGTTCAAGACCCGCGAGGAATACGCCAAGGTCTACTTTGCTGACGAACCCGAAAGAGCCCGAGCATGACCCGTCCCTACACCCGCCGCGCCCAGCCGACCGAGGCCGTCACCGACCAACTCACTGGTGAGCAGCCCGTCGCGCAAGTTCCCAACCGCCGCCGACGCAATACGGAATACGACCGTTCAAGCGTCTTGAAGCTTGGCGTTGATGAGAGTAAGAAGGACCCTAAGTATAGCTACCGCTGGGTCAGAGAGGGCGAAAACGGCGCTCGTATGGCTCAACTGTTCAACGAGGATTGGGACAAGGTTCTCGAATCCGAAGTTGGGCAGCCGACCAAGGTAGCGGTCGGAACGCAAAAGGATGGCAGGCCCGAATACGCCTATCTTTGCAAGAAGCGCAAAGAATTCGTGGACGAGGATGCTCGTGAAAAGCATGAACGGTCGCAAGAGCGTCTGAAAGCTCTCCGCCGGGGTGTTACTGGCAGTTCCGACGCGCTCTCTGTTGGCGCAAGGAACCAAGCCGGGCAGGCCACGTCCTACATTCCCGACGAAGGCATCACTATCTCAGACTAGCCCTTAGCTGGCCGTGGACCCTCAACCCATCCACGGAGGCCATCATGGCTAACGGTAACGCCGCACGGGGCTTGGTCCCCCTGCGACACAAGAACGGGGCTCCGTATAACGGCGCGGCGACCCGTTACTACGTGGGAACGGGCGTCGCTACGAACCTTTTCGTTGGCGACCCGGTTCTCGTTTCTGGCTCGGGTGATGCCGCTGGCGTTCCTGGTGTGGTCCTCGCGACCGCCGGGGCGACCAACTACATCACCGGGGCCATCGTCGGCATTGAGAGCCTGACGCCCACCGCCATCCTGACCAACTACCACGTTTCCGGCACCGCCGGTTATGTGCTGGCGGCCGATGATCCCGACCTGATCTTTGAGATTCAGGAAGACTCGGACGGCGGCGCTCTGGCTGTGACCGACATTTCGGAAAACGCCGACCTGATCTCGGGCACGGGCAGCACCTACACCGGCTCGTCCGGCTGGATGCTGGACTCGTCCTCGCACGGGACCGGCGCGACCAAGCAGCTCAAGATTCTGAGCTTGGAACAGCGCCCCGACAACGCGATTGGCGCTTACGCAAAGTGGCTGGTGGAAATCAATCTCCACTCGCAACGCAACCCGGCGGGGGTCTAAGTCATGGCTATTGAATCTCGTGGTTCTCTCCCCCGCGCACTTTGGCCCGGCATTAATGCCTGGTTCGGCACCGAGTATCGGGACTACCCCAAGCTCGCCGAACAGATGTTCGAAATGTCCACCTCGGACATGGCGTTCGAAGACGACGTTGAGATCGTCGGCATGGGCATGGCGCACGTCAAGTCGGAAGGTAACTCGACCGACTACGACAGCATCACGCAGGGCTATACCTCGCGCTACACGCACGTCTCTTACGGGCTTGGCTTCATCGTCACCCGTGAGGAATTTGACGACAACCAGTATGCGAAGGTCGCTCGTGCGCGATCCCGCGCGCTGGCGCGTGCGTTCCGTCAGGCGCGTGAGACCGTTGCCGCCAACGTCTTCAACAACGGGTTTGCCGGTGGCACGCTCGGGGGCGACGGCGTTGTCCAGTTCTCGGCTTCTCACCCGACCCGTTCGGGCCTCCAATCCAACTTGCTGGCCACCCCTGCTGACTTCTCCGAAGCCAGTCTGGAAGACGCCTACAAGCTGATGGCGGCCATGCGCGATAGCTCGGGGATGCCGATCATGCCCCGTGCCCGTGCGCTCGTTTACAGCACCGACAACATGTTTGAGGTTGAGCGCATTTACGGCTCCACCCAGCGCGTTGGCACCGCTGACAACGACACGAACGCCCTCAAGTCCCTGTCGATCCTGCCCGACAAGCGCGTCATGAACCCGTATCTCACGGACTCGGATGCGTGGTTCCTGCTGACCGACGTGCCGGACGGCTTCAAGGGCTTCGACCGGACCGCGATGGAAATCCGTCGCGACTCCGACTTCGATACCCTGAACCTCAAGGCCGCTGGCTTCGAACGCTACTCATTCGGAATCAGTGACTGGCGCGGCGGAATCGGAACGCCGGGCGCGTGATAGTCTAACGAATACAGCCGCTTGCGTGGTGGCGGACTTCTCACCACGCACCCTTTTCCGGGACGGCTCAGCATTAGCCAAGTCCCCCAACGGAGGCCATCATGGCTGCTACTCACTTCACCGGACCCGTCTATTCCGCCAACGGCTTTGTGGGCGGCGCTACGTCGGCTCAGGCTGGCGTCTACAACCTCATCGGCGCGCAGACCGGCATCACCGCTGGCACCACGCAGACGCAAGCGGGCGCTACGGCGGTCACCGGCCCCATCGTCAACGTCTCGACCAATGCCAACGCGGGCGACGGCATCCGGCTTCCTGCGGCTATTGCTGGGCGTGTGATCTACGTCGCCAACCCGACTGCGAACGCGGTCCAGGTTTACGGTGCTGGCACCGACACCATCAACGCGGTTGCTACGGCCACGGGCGTCTCTCAGGCCACGCTCAAGCACGCGGTCTACTTCTGCGCCGTCACGGGCAACTGGTCACGAGTGCTCTCCGCTTAAGGGGCAGACCATGCCGAATTGGAGTGACGCGCCCTTCGCCTACAGATCATCGGACCCGTGGGCAACTTGCGAGCGCTCGGGGTGGAAGGTGCGTCAGTCCGACTTGGTAGTTGAGTGGACGGGACTCCGCGTGCTTGCTCGCCTAGCCGAACCCAAGCACCCCAGCCTAGACGTTCCGCCCATGCGGGGCGAGGAAGTCGTAAGCGATCCGACCGGCCAGCCGGTGAACGTGTTCGTTGATATCCCTGTTGTGGACTATGGCGAATGACGACCATCACGCTTACGCCGGTCAATCCCGAGGTTCCGCCCAACGGCTATGTCTTTCAGGACATGTCCAACGTAGACCCGGCTGACCTTCTGGCGGCTGGAGTTGATGCCGGGCTGGCCGTTGCTGCTGATGTGGCGGAGGCTGACCTGTCCAATGTCTCGGGCGCGAACATGCTCTCCAAGGGCGTTGCGTCGGGCCTGAAGGCCATCACACCTACGACGGCATCCAGTGTGATTGCCTCCGGTATCGCTACGGTGACGAATGGCGTTGTGCTTCTCACCGTGGACACGGAGGGCGCGGCGGCCTCGGATGACCTGACCGACATTACCGGCGGGACCACGGGCCAAATCCTCGTGCTCCGGACCACGACGGCGGCTCGCGTGGTGACGGTCAAGGACACGACGGCCATCAACCTGCCGGGCGGTGATTTCGTGATGAACTCGACCGCCGACACCTGCACCCTGATTTACACCGGCTCGCGCTGGGCGGCCATAGCGACGGCGAACAACGCATGACCACTTCCGGCGTAATCACTGGCTCGCTCACCGTTCGCGAAATCGTCTCGCAGGCCTACACCCTGCTAGGCGTGAAAGACGCTATCACGCCGCTGTCTGCGGAGGACGCCACGCAAGGCATGACGACGCTGACGTGGATGCTCAAGTCGTGGCAGGCGGACGGCAACAACCTGTGGCGTCGCGAAGAAGCCGACATGCTGTGGCCCGCCGATACGCAGACCGCCGCGCTTTCCCCGTCCATCATTGATATCCTATCGCTGCGGTGGGAATTGAACGACGTTCTCACGCCCATGCGTCGTTACTCGCTAGAGGAATGGGACCGTCTGCCCACGCCGGGCGATACCGGCACGCCCATCATCTACAAGTTCATCAAGCACGCCGATTCCGTCCAGATCAGCGTGTGGCCCATCCCGACTGACGACGTTGCGATGATTGCCGACGTGGCGCGCATTGTGGACACGGTGACCGACCTAGACCAGACCGTTGACCTTCCCCAAGAGTGGACGGAGACGGTGTTCTACTGCCTCGCGGCCCGGCTGGCGGACCCGGCAGGAAAGACCGGTGAGCGGACCAATCGCGTAATCGCTCGTTCAGAAGACCTCTATCAGAAACTACGCGGCCATGACCGAGAGCCGTCCCTTCGCATCCGCCCGATGATCCGTTACGGGCGCGGCTACGGCTACCGGGGAGCGCGTTGCTAGGTGAGCGCTCTCAGGGTCCAGCTACAGGTCGGAAGGCAAACGGCTCGCTCCGATAGCGCATCCGTGTCTATCGAACGGCTGTTGAACGGCTACCTTGAGCTAACCCCCCAAGGCAAGGAACCCGCCCCCGTCTACGGCATCCCCGGCCTGACGGAGTTCGCAGACCTCGGGTCACAACCCATCCGGGGTATGATCGAAATGGCGCTCACGCTCTACGCCGTCAGCGGGGCCAAGGTGTTCAGCGTCAATGCTTCCGGCTCTCCGACAGAGCTAGGCGTGATCGGCGGAACCGGTCTTGTCGATATGGCGACGGACGGAACCAACATCGTCATCGTGGTTCCCGAGACCGGCGCGATCTACGTCTATGACTCGACCCTGAACACGGTCACGCAAGTCGCCGACCCTGACGCCTTGCCTGCTGATGCCGTGGCGTGGATCGACGGGTATTTCGTGTTCCACCAGAAGGACTCGGATATCTTCTTCATCGCGGCGTTGTCGGACCCGACCGATTACGACCCGCTTGATTTCGCCTCCGCTGAATACCGCCCCGACCGTCTTGTCAGACCTCTCGTGTCCAAGCGCGAAGTCCTGATGATGGGCGCGCAGACGATTGAGGCTTGGCGGAATACAGGGGCTGAATTGTTCCCCTTCACGCGCCTTGAAGGCTTCTTTATCGACGTTGGGCTTGCCGGGATATTCGCAGCCGTGGTTTCCAACGACGCCGTGTTCTGGCTCGCCAACGACAAGACCATTCGTCGGCTTGATGGAATTACCGCGACCCCGATCCAGACGCCCGCCATTGCGCGCATCATCGACGGCTGGGCGGATATCAGCCAGACCGTCGCCCATGCCCACGTTTGGGGCGATCACCTGTTCATCTGCTTTGTGAACCCTGATGGGTGCGTGGTCTATGACCAGCGGACGCAGCTTTGGCATGAACGCCGCTCGTGGGGCTTCGATACCTGGCGAGCCCGCACGCACGTCATTTGCTATGAGAAGCTCCTGTTCGGAGACAGCACGAACGGCAAAATCTACCTGATGGATGACAGCCTGACCGAAGCCGGGGGAATCATCGATTTCGACATGACGTGGCCCTACATCTACAAGGAATATATGCCGTTTACGGTCGATGAGATCGTGGTCGTCATGGACACCGGTTCGGCCCCTGTCTATGAGAACGTTCCCAAGGCCGTGTTGTTTACGTCGGGCGATGGTCGGACGTGGAGCGCGGGCAGGGAGCGAGAGCTAGGCGCGAGAGGCAACTACAACCGCCGTGTGACGTGGAACCGCCTTGGCCAGCACAGGCAGCTTGCTGTTCGCCTCCGCATTACCGACCCCTGCAAGCGGGTTATCCTCGCGGCCTACGGTTCGGGCGAGGTTGACGATGATTAGGCTTGGGGCTAACGTCTGCGCTTCCCGTTCCCACTCTCCCGAACGGGCTTTGTGTGAGTGTTCCGGGTCGCCCCTTTCAGCCCCGTTCGTGGCGGCCCGGTTCTCATAAATGGCGGTAGAGCTTCCCAAACTTTCGGCCCGCGCGTCCATCGTTCAGGACGCCCCCGGCCAGCCCGCCATTCCCGCGCACTATGATTTCATCGAGCTTTTCAATAAGCTCAGTCAGACGACGCAGGACCAGCTTAACTCCATCAACTCGATCCTCGCCGCGATTAGCTGGCCTGTGAACGTGACGATTCAGGGCGTAGCGGACGGGGCAACGGCCAAGGTCACCATTTCCGCCCACACGCGGGTTAGCCTGACGGTCGCGGTCAATCTGGACGCTGGCGAAGTCACAGGCCTAGCCTACGCTACGCTCTACTACATCAGCTATGACGATCCGACGCGGGCGGGCGGGGCTGTGACCTATCAGGCCTATACCGACGTGCTGGATGCCTTCGCCTCCGTCGATAACCCATACCGGCTCAATGTGGGCTCTGTGACCACGCCTGCGACCAGTGGCGATCCGCCGACTGACGGCAGGCCCGCCGGTCCTCCGGGTGACCAGCAACCGGTCTAGGCCTTGGGCGTTATTCTCCCATCACAAACGGAGGTCGCGATGACCAGCCAAAAGCCCAACGAACAGACCAAGCGCCAGACCGAACGCGAGCCGGTGTCCAAGCAGCCCGAGAACACGCCCGACAAGCGCAAGGAAGACCCGGAAGCCGCCCGCGCTCGCGAAGCCCAAGAGGACCAAGAGCGTCAGCTTCGGGCCGCGCAAGAGCCGCGCACCTGATACGAAGACGCCCCGCCGGGAAATCCTAGCGGGGCGTTTCCGTGAGTGGAGCCAGCTACAGGAATCGAACCCGTGACCTCGGCCTTACGAAGGGCGCGCTCTGCCATCTGAGCTAAGCTGGCGAATTGGCGGAAGGTGTGAGGATCGAACTCACGGAACCTTGCGGTTCTACCGGTTAGCAACCGGCTGCATTGCCTCTCTGCCAACCTTCCGATTGGCGGTGGGTGAAGGAGTCGAACCCTTAACCTGTGAGGTTAGCCTAGTTTTCGAGACTAGTTGCCAGCCGCTTAGCGCCACCCACCGCAAGCACGGGGATGCGCCCGCGCGTTATGTTCGCGTGCGTGAGGAAGAACTGAGCGTGTTGCGCGTCGGGTTCATTCCAAGACCCTAGCCTAGCCGCAAAAGGTTGTCTATACTCCCGCCAAGCATGGCCCGTCCGGGTTCACTCAAGAGGCCATGCATGGACTTCAACGCCGTCGCCAACCATCCCGAGGTCAGGCCCTATCTGGGCGGCCAAGGCGCGTTGGACCTAAACCCGCTAATCAACCAATCCTTCACGTTCAGCAATGAACACGGCGGCTTTGTGGTTCACCCCATCGTCCCGTGCATCTACGAGGTCCACAGCCTGTTCCTGCCAGAAGGCAAGGGGACGGCATACGACCTAGCCATCAGTTCGATCCGCTCCATGTTCGCCGGGACCGATTGTGCCCGGCTGGTGACCAAGGTTCCTGATTCCAACGAAGCAGCCAAGGCCATCGCCAAGCGGGTCGGGTTCGTTGAGGAATTCCGCCTTGAACATGCGCCCGGCTGGACGTGCGGCGTAAGCTACCAGACCATCACGCTTGAAAACTGGCGCAATGCCGATCCCGAGTGCGAGCAGGCCGGTGAATGGTTCCACGCCCGGCTTGAAGCTGAGAAAGCCAAGGCCGGTTCAGACCTTGAAACGCACCTAGATGACCCGGCCCACCACAGGGCTGTAGGGGCGTGCGTTCTGATGTGTCGGGCTGGCCAGCCGGAAAAAGGAGCGGCGTTCTATAACCTGTGGGCGGCATTTGCTGGTTACGCTCCCATCGCGGTTCTGGAAGGCGGAAGCTTGGACGTGGACGATGCGATTATCAAGCTTCGCGGAGATGATTTTGAGGTGATCGAATGCCGGTAGGTGCAACCGCAGCCGCAACGGCGGGGCTCAATCTTGCCTCTGGCGCTATGGGCGCGTCTGCGTCGAACAAGGCGAGCAAGCAACAGGCCAAGGCGGCAAAGAAGGCGCTTCAATTCCAGGAGCGTCAATACGATACGACGCTCGCCATGCAGCGCCCGTCCTACCAGCTTGGACAGGCCGCGCAGGGCATCTATGCGTCCGCCCTCGGGTTGCCCGGTTTCTCGCTCATGCAGTACGGCTATCCGGGCTATCAGGACCCGTTCGCCACGCAACAGCAACAGGGCCAGGCCGCCAATCAACAGCGTGACTTCGGCAGCGGGGCTATCGGCAACATCGTAAACGGCATCAACGGCGAACAGCAGCAGCTTCCGCAAGGTCCGGGCGGTCAGCCCGGCCTCGCTACCTATCAGGGTCCAACCGGCCAAACCCTGCAACAGTCCAACGACGCGACCCTGACCAGCATTCTTGGCGGGTCGAACATTCCCGATCTTGTCAGGGCGCAGCCCGGCTACCAGACCCAACTACAGACCGGCTTGGACGCTGCCCGCTCGACGGCGGCGGCATCGGGCATGTCCCGTTCCGGCGCGGCCATGAAGGGGCTGTCCGACTACGCGCAGAACACCTTCGGCAACTATTGGGACAAGTGGCTTGGCGGGATTGGAACGCTCGCAGGCTACGGCCAGAACGCGGCCAACCAGATCACCGCGACCGGCCAGCAGACCGCGAACAACTCCGGCAACATCACCATGCAGAACGGGCAGAACCAGGCTGCGGGAACGATGGGCGCGGCCAACGCATGGGCGGAAGGCTTGGGCGGTATCGCCGGGGGGCTTTCGGCCTACCCTTGGGGTTCTGCGGGCAACACCGCTGCGGCGGGCTCGCACGCGACGGGCTCTTACGCATTTCCGGGGTTCTAGATGCCGGGATTTTGGGACGCCTACCAACGGTCAAAGGAAGCCACCACCGGCATTCTCGCTCGCCATTACGTCGGCGGCGCGCTTTCGCGTGGAGACATCGCAGGGGCGGCCCAGCAAGCCTACCGCCTCGGCATGTATGGCGAAGGACAGACCCTTGCGGCACAGGCTCAGCAACAGGCGGAGATGACCCGCCGTCAGAACATCGGCGCGCAAGTGGCGTCCGGAGATACGCGCGGGGCGACCAATGAGGCCCTACAGGGGGGCGACTTCCAGACCGCCAACGCTGTTCAAGCTTGGGCGGCCAACGCCAGTGAGCAGGAGCGCGCCGCCGCTGGTCGCCGGTCCGTCGCCTTGGCTCGCGCCGCCGCCAGCCTCAAGACGGTCCCATACGAGGGTCGCCGTGGGGCGCTGGCTACGATGATCCCGCAACTACAGGCGGAAGGCATCACGCCAGAACAGATCGAGGCGTTCGACCCGACCGATGAGGCAATCGGCGGCGTCATCAACAACGCCCGCACGCTAGACCAAATCCTCGAATCTCAGCGGCCCATCAAAGCCAGCGCGGGCGACACGTTCCTGGACCCGAACACCTACGCCACCATCGCCGCCGTCCCGCCCAAGCCGCAATGGCAGGAGTTTACGAACGAGGATCAGTCCACGCGCGTTGTGGACATGAACGCCTACGAGTCTGGCCCCAACGGCGAGCCCGTCTTGCGCTCTGGTGTCGCGGCGACCGGCCAACCAGCCCGCCCCGGTGTAGCCGCTCCGCCCCCCGCCACGGGCGCACGCATTCAGCTTCGCCCCCCAGTTCCCGGCGACCCGTCGTCTCCCTTTGGCCCGCGCACGGCTCCGCGCACAAACATGGGCCGTGGCAGCGCCAACCATGGCGGGGTCGATTACCCTGTTCCGGTCGGAACACCCGTAATGGCGGCGGCTGACGGCGTGGTTGTGGATGCAAGGCCCGTAGGCGGCTACGGCAATCAGATTCGCGTGCGTCACCCTGATGGCACGGAAACGACCTATTCGCACCTGTCTCGCATTGGCGTGAAGCCCGGCGATCCTGTTCAAGCTGGCGCTCCGATTGGCGCGTCCGGCGCGACCGGCAACGTGTCGGGTCCAAACCTTCACTTTGAAGTCATCGAAAGCGGCAACCGCGTTAATCCCGCAAGCCGCTTTGGACAACCTGCTCGCGCTGGCCGGCCGCAAGGTCAGCCCCAGGCTCGCCCGCAAGGCGCTCGCCCCGCGCTGGGAGACGCCCCCCGGCCTCGCGGTCGTCGCATGACGCCGGAGGAAGTATCCCAAACGCCGGGCCTTGATCCAAACCGTTCGTGGTGGATGCGTGAAGACGGCAAGCCGGAAGCTATCGGGGATGCTCCGCGAAACCTCCGTCCTATTCCGACCGGCCCCATGCAGCGCTACATCGACCTTGGGCAAAGCGCCAAGAAGCTGAATGATGCGCTGGTCGCTGTGCGCGGCTACCCGCAAGGCCTCGGGTTTGTGATCGGGAGGCTGGACCCCGATATTCAACAGCGCGTCGATCAAGGCGGCGTGGACGTGCGCGCGGCCATTGGCGACATTGGAAGCCTTATCATCCGCGAACGCTCGGGCGCGGCTGTGAC